TCTTCTGCTTTTCCGTCTGTGTTATTCATTATTTCTCTCCTTTTTCAATTTCTAACTCGATTTTTTCGTCGGTTTCTTTTGCTATTTCCGTGCCATTTGGTTCTTCAAAGAACTCAATGTCTTGCACGTTTTTGTCAATTATCAGCACCTTATACTTTCCGTTTAGGTGTGATTCAATTCTTTGAGCCTTTTTAATGCACTCATCTGTACTTAATTTGTTCTTAACCCTCATAACTAAAATATGTCCACTCATTCTATTTCTCCTTTCATCATTCTAATCTCTCCCTATCTGTAATCTGTTCCAAACAACGCCCTCGCCTAGTATTATTGAGTTTGCTACCTCGACACTATCTATCATTTGTGAGTATTCTTTCGCAATTTTTATCTTAGCAACTTTGCTTGGTTTTTTTTGGTTTGTAATTCGCATTTCCCAACCATTTGTCCTAAACTCATTATACATTATGTTGTTATCAATACATATCTTTCTAAGTATGGTCTTGACTTGGACTATGTGTTCTAAATCTCGTTTCATTACGGTTTTCAAATCAAGCCAATGAGTAAGCACCATGTTTGGGTTTGTTTCTTGTATTAAATCCTCTATTCCTTTCCATATCTCTACGATTCTTTCGCTTTCTTCCTTAGCATGAAAATATACAGTTCCCCAACTTATAAGTTTCTTGGTCTCTTTATCAAATGAGGAAAACGCTATAAAATATGGGTGCTTGTCTATCGCTAAGTAAATCATTTTTTCCTCCTAAAATAATGTTTCTTGTATAACTTTAAATCCATCACCTGAATAATCATAATTTATAACACAAATTTCATATGTATTAGCATTGCCTTTTCCAAGTGCACTATAATTTTTTCTCATTCCAACTATTCTATAATTATGTTCGTTAGCCCATTTTATTAAATGAGTGTTAGTCTTTCCTTTATTTTCCTTTACGTTACTTAAACACCATTTAACACTTTTTAAAGATAACTTATCTAGTTCTTCAAACAACTTTAAATCATCTTCAAGACACCAACCACCAAACGCTCTTTTCTCGTTATAAATAGCCTCTGTGTTTAAATACGGTGGGTCAAGATACACAAAGTCATTCTCATTAAATTGTGTTTCTTTTAATATATCAAATACATTTTTGTTCATAATATCAAAATCTCTTTTTTTAATTTGATAATATGCTTGTTGCATTTTTAAACAATATTTTTCTTTATTATAGGTACTATTACCAAAAGGCATATTAAATTCGCTTTTTGAATTAAATCTAATTAAGTTACAAAAACTAAAAAATGTTAATGTGAATAAATCTAAATAATTCTTATCACTTTTATTATAAAAAGTTCTAAATTCAACATATTTTTCTTTTGCTTTATTTCTTAATTCATCATTCATTGTATTTTGTCTAATATCAGCAGCTTCTTTAGGCAAATTGAAATATTCAATTCTTTTTAAAATATGTTGGTTTATTTCTTTTGGCGTATATAGTTTAAATAATTTAAGTAATTCTATTATGTTGTGATTCAACTCGTTATAGATTATCTTGTTAGCTCTAACATTTAAACTCACCACACCACTGCCACCAAACATATCATAGAATGTTTCAATATTTCTAGGGAAAATGTCTAATAATTGTGGTAATAACTCATATTTATTTCCCATGTAGAATATAGGGCTTTTAACATATATGCTCATATTATCTCAACTTTCTTCTTCGTTTCCTTAGATAGCTTAGATAGTTGCTTCATAATTGCTTTGATAGTTACGTCTTGAAACTTGCCACTAAATCGTAAGTTTTCTTCGGTCTTGTCAAAGTCTATCAAGATATCACAAACAACATTATCTAATACCTCTTTAATGTCTGTGTTTGGAAACACATCTAATATCTCTTTTAGAGGTATTTTCTTTGGGCTTGAAAAGTCAATAACCCTCAACCCCTTAACATCTCCGTTCTCAATGTTGTGAAACTCAAACCTGTCTATGATAATTCCCTCAATAGAATGTTTGTAGTTTGTTAGCTTTGTCATATCTTCATTTACAACCTCTAATATGCCTTTGCTTTTCACTAACGATTTAACCACACTATCTTTTATGTCATTTTTCATTTAGTTTCAACTCCATTTCAGTAACATATTCTAATAAAAATTTTAACGCCTGATATGTTATATCTGTTTTTAAATCTTCTGTTTTTGAAGCTGTTTCCATTTTTTCTTTTAACCATTCTCCAACTTCTGTTTTCATTCTAATCACTCTTTCTTAATTAGTTCTTCATACATTCCATTTATTAAGTCCAAAACTTGTTGTTCGTATTCCGCATTTATGTTTGTGCCACATTCATTCAACATCTTTATTGCTTCTTCTAAATTAAGTTTCTTAGTATCTTCCCAAACAAACGGATTTTCTTTATCTTCGTTCATCTTACTTTCCTTTCTTAAACTTTAGTTTGTAGCCCATATCTTGTATGGTGCAATCTTTGAGTATCTTTTGCAATAAACTCTTTGATACACTTTTAAGGGCTTGGTCTGAACTGAATGTTGTTCGCAAACCCAACTCGTACACGTTGCCGTATTGGCTCTTTAGCTTGTCGTAGTCAATCTTTTTTTCTATGACCCAAACAAGCGTAGCGTGTAAGCCCTCTGTAAGCTCTAGGTCTTTGTGGTCTGTTTCAACCATTTCTTTCACAATTTCTTTTTTTAAGTGTCCCATTTTTATGTAGAGGTTTGAAACCTCATCTTTAATCTCTTTAATCTCTAATAACTTATCTTTTAATGTCATTTTAGTCCTCCTTAGAAAGGCGTTGGGTCTGCGCCTGTTGCAATCTTTTGTAGGTATTGGTTCTCATTTATTGAAAAAAACTCTTCACTTATGCAACTGTTTTCCCTAACCGATACCAATTTTGCGTAGGCTTCTTCTGTTAGTTTAGGCATATCGTATGCGCTAACCTTGTGTCTAATCGGCACTATTTTGAAATACTCATAATTGTAACGAAGTTCACTTATTACTTTCTTAGCAATTTCTCTTGATTTTGACTTGTCTTTTTCAAGTCTTAAAATGCGTTTAATATCTTGTTCTTGTTCTTCTGTAAAGAACACATAAATCATTAGGCACTTATCAACCTTAGATAGATAAGACAAGAATATACCTTGCATAACTTCCTCTGGATTACCCTTGCTCTCTTTGATTTTGTCTAAGTCTTTCATGCTCTTGCTCTTGACTTCGACTACCGCTCTATATTCGCTTGGAGTCTTGATAGCAATATCTATCATTCCACCGAATTGTTTATTGGTTGAAAAATTATCATAACTTATATCGTTTTTGTCCCACGTTACAAGGCCTAAATCTACCTCTTTAGTTTTTTTATAATGTGCTTTCAAGAAGTCATAAACCATAAGTTCCGCTAAATCACCACGAACACCATAATATGGGTCTATGATATCTTTCTTGTTTAGCCTAAACCGTTCAAGGATTGACTTTCCTACACTTTCCCATTTATTCTTGCCAATAATACAAGCAAAGGCTCGACTTGTTAGCTTTTTGTGTGATTTTAAATCACTTTTTGGAAAACTGTAAACTTTATTTTCTGAATCATACTTTACTTCAACGCCTTGCTTTAACTTGAATTCTCCCATTATTTTTCCTCCTCTTGAATAATTTTCAATATTCCTTTTTGCTTTTCTTCATCTAGTTTCTTAAAAAGCATTTCAAGGCCTACATACGCTATATTATCTTCATCTATAACAAATATCTTGTTATCTATTTTAAACGCTTGTATTATCTCTTTCATTTTCCCCTCCTAAATCATCTCACCATTTTTTTTGAACACGAATACTTTTGGTGAAATGTAATTCGTGCCGTTGCGTTTTATCGCTCTTATTTTCTTGTGCAACTTCAATGCGTCTTGAACTTTGGTCTTTATCACTTGTGGGTTTGCTAACCCACTTGCCGTTAAGTGAATCAAGAATATTACGTTTGTTTCTCTTAGGTCAAACCCATTTCTTTTCTTTGTTCCTACAAGGGTTTTGATTGTGTTCTCAACTAACATATGAGAATGTAACACTCTATCAAAATGAATCTCTTTGTATTTATCGCCATTTGCTTGTGCTTGTTTAAGTGCCATTACAATGTTTCTAGTTATGTTGTTTGCCTCAATGAATATTGTATTGAATTTATAATTTGATAAATCATAGCGTATATATTGAGTATCTGTTACAAACAAGATAGTATGTGTTCCGTAATCACATTCCGCAGTAATTATATAGCCTAGATTATAAGTCTTTGACCCATCATCATTTTTGTGTTCAAGTTCAAAACCTAAAACATCAATTCCATCAGCTATTCTCTTTGTGTGGTTAGCAGTCATTATGTTTTCGTTAGTTATTTGGTCTGTTACACCATAGTGTTCAAAAACACTTTTAGGTGCATAAACTTTCTTGCCTCGATTAAGTAAATCAGGTACAGACAATGAATGGTCGTGGTGTTCGTGTGTTACGAGAACACCATTCAAATCACTAACGCTTATTCCGTTATTAAGTAATCGTCTTGATAATTCTTTGTATCTAAAACCACATTCAATTAACAGTTTGTAAGGGTTAGGGTAGCCCTTGCGGTTTATCTCAATGTAATAAGAGTTCCCACTACTTGAACTACCCAAACTTAATACCTTACCTAATGCGTATCTTTTAATCGTCCCAACCTTGTGGGTCATCATCATTTTCTTCTTGTTTTGTTTCAACAACTATTTTCTTTTCTTCTACATGTGGCTTTTCTGTTTTTGGTTCTTCAACTTCTTCCTCAATGATTTCACCAGTTTCAGCATTGTGTTTTGGTATTTCTTTTTCTGGTTTTTCTTCAACAACCTCTAATT